AGCGGTGTCAATCACACAAGTCTTCTGGTCATGTGGAATACCCAGATGGGTCTGGAACTGTTGCATTTGCCAGTTTCCGCAATACACAATCTTATGAAACCGATTGCGACTATTAGCATCAGCCAGATGACTTAGCTGCTGGTCCCAAGGAAGGTCATGAACATGTAATATCCTTATGCGATCATCATGAAGCTCCCTTACGCGAGACGGTATCAACTGGAACTTATCGTGAAACTTTGGATCAAGACGAGAGATAATCCCCTCCATCATCATTTCTGAACCACCTTTAGAGTTGGCATTCATTTCGTTGCGTGACCACAACTTAGGATCAATATTCATTCATTTTAGCCTTTACATGTTCATAATGGGAAGTAATAATACCAAAAATATCCACTGTGGGCTCCCACTTTAGTTCCGTTCTGATTGCGGTTGGATCACAGAATAGATAGCCAGGATCGCCGGGACGCTTAGGTGCATAGTCAAAAACTAGACCATAATACATACGAACAAAACGAGCAATATCCAGATTAGAATAACCAACTCCGGATCCTACATTATATTCGGTATATGAAGTTGGAGCATCTGTCTGTATTTCCTTTGCGGCTGCAATAAGAGCCTGACAGACATCATAGACATGGACATAATCCCTAACACAAGTTCCATCTCCGGTGGCATAATCATTGCCATTGATGTAGAATGTCTCATTATTTATAGACGCCTGACACATCTTGGTGAGAATGTGTGGTTGATCCAAATCCTGCCCCATACCATCAAACCCACCAGTGACATTGAAGAACCTCATGGAATATGCGCGCATACCATATGCATTACAAGATTCTTCTAGGATTCGTTCACCGAACCATTTACTCCAACCATAAGGGTTGATAGGATAACCAGCATCTTCTTCTTTAAGAGCAATATTCTTATTAGGATCGCCATATGTTGCAGCAGATGATGCAAAGATAATTGGTGTATCTGGCTGTTCGTTTTTGATATTCTTTAGCATATCAATCATGCCAGAAACATTATTATCAAAATAATCCAGAGGATTCTTTACAGAAGGGCCAAGTAGACTATTAGCACCTAGATGGAAAATTACATCATACTTATGCTGAATATATGGTCGAGGATTTCCATAATGACCAACATAGTAATGATGAAAATCTGTCTCATCAAGTTCCCAATGAACTGGTTCTTTCAGATCAAGACCAAAGACCTGCCAGCCTTCATCTTTTAGAATCTTACAGAGAATACGACCGATATAGCCCTCGGCACCGGTTACCAAAGCCTTCACGATACGCGCTCCTCATATACAGTGGTAGGAACATAAGGGAAATCAATGTATACACGACTTTCTTTACAGGTGAAATAAGACTTGCTCTTTTCGCCGTCTTCATTTGTATACCAGTCCCAGAAAACCTTGCCTTCAATATCATATGCTCTACCATCAAAATCTTTGAATACTCGACTGCATCGCTTATTCTGATAACGAGTTTCATCATCATACTCAAGAAGAGTCCATTCTGAATCTTCTCCAGTAAGTGGAGACAGAGGCTCCCAACGAAGCAGTTTCTCCAAACAGTTAGTGACATATGATGCTGAGAACCCAGAATGTCCTTGTTCTGCAAACTTTTCTACCAGTTCAAGAATGGCATTCCGACCCATTGCATTATATTCATCACCATCTTCGGTCATACCAATTCGGTCAAGTTCACTCTTTGCATATTGTAACATATTACTCATTCTTCAATACTTCCTAGTTCTTCTAATTCTCGTTGTTTATACATATCAGCAACTTCTAGAATGAGACTTAACACCGCCAAGGGACTAATCCTTGTGGCGATATTAACCACAATCCACTTGGCAACCACTGCCTTAAAAGTTTCCCAACGAGTTAATGGCTGCTTCATTCTGTAATTTCCTCAATTACTGTATAACCGATTACACTATCAACATCAAAACTGCGCCAAGAATTCTTATCAAGATCAAACACAGGAACAACTCCTTCAGATTTTTTACGAGTGGTTTCCTTAGTCTTTTCTGGTGCGGTATAATACTCAGCAATAATTAATGGATTACGAGTGCAGAGCATAGTTCGCTCGGTGCCATCCTTCTTAGTGAAAGTAACACGAATTGTCGCACCATTATTAAGATCTTGTTCAATCAGAGATTCTGAAAAATACTTTTCAAGATCATCATAGCCACCGATACCGATATGAATTGTAAATTCCTCATCATCTTCAACCCAAATCTGAGGAAAAGTTTTGGCCTCTGGAACTAGTTCTAGAAGTTCTTCACGAGTAAAATCCTTATTTAGTGTAAGGTAACTATACTCTCCGCCCTTTTGCTTAATTAGTGCCTTGGCTCGTTCACAAAAAGGGCAACCGTCCTTGCCATAAATTACAAAATTCATTTTCAATACTCCAAAAATTCATCAAGCACACGCTGAATGTGCTTCTGTTTAGGCTCCCGTTTCTTATCAGGAACTACCTTAGGCTTATTATATTTCCAGATATTACCAGCTACTGGATTACGAGTCTTTGACATAATCACCTCCATGAAATATTATATATCATGATCTCAGAACCGGGATGCTTATTCTGTAGATAAGACTGAACAGCAAAATCTGATTGAGCGCCATTTAGCTGAACGATATTCCCCTGAATGCGAGTTCGACTTAGAGATCCATTCCTACCGTGGGAATAATCTGCAACAAAATTCTTCATAATTATGCTCCATACCTGCAAATATCTTCAAACTCTTCATCGCTCATTGCGAGATAGTCCCACTCGGTGTAGCCCCAGCGGTCAACACCATCACCAATGCCGACATAGTTGCCGTCAGCATCAAACGCGCTGTATCCGTAACTGTCGTAACCGTTTTCATCGTAGTTGTCAAAGTAAAGACGAGTGTCATAGATTTCGCCTCGCTCTTTCATTTCAAGAGTCCATTCGGGAGGGATCTGGCGGTCTGCATTATAGCAGTAATCAGTGTAGGGGCGATCCACATCCTTGCGAGTCAGTACCGGGCTGTATTTACCTTTGCTCATAATAAAATCTCCTTCGTTTCGATATGCCATTTATACCAATGATTCGAAAAGGAGTCAAGTCTATATTATCGTCTACCTACAAAAAGGGTTTTGTTGACAAACTTTGGCTTAGAAAATAGATACCAGCAGCAGTTGTCTTTGCCAGAAGATTTGCTGCCCTCAATCCATTTAACTCTACCAACAGAGATAATGGCTTCACATCTATTCATAAAAGGAATTGATTGTTTGGTATGCATCCAATCTGCGTCAAACAAAAGCCAAGTCGGAAGTTGGTTGCTAAAATGTTCAATCATAGGATGAAGTAAATTACGATCCCATGGAGGATTAGTAATAATATAATCAGCACCCGAGGACAAATCTAATTCAAGGGCATCTGCTTCTTTAATATTATCTGCCTGAGGTTCAATATCCCATGCACCTTTACAAAGAAGTTTATTAGATTCTAGATGATTAATTAATCTACCATCACCAGCACATGGCTCATAAAATGTAGCATTTGGCATAAGATGTGGAAGTAAAGGAATTACTGCTGAAATTGGAGTGGGATAATAGTCTTTAGAAACTCGTTCAAAATCACTTCGTTTACCCATAATAAAATACTTTCATAATTAATATATCCAGATAGAATATGATCGCTTAATACGAGTATACACTATCTGGATATATTGTCAAGACCAATTGATAAATCTATTTACATATTTATAGATCACATGCAATCATAGCTAGAATTACTTCCTTAGCAAATCCAGAACGAACAATATCTTCCACATTAAACCCAACAGATTTCATTGATGGAATATGAGAGCATAGACGCAAAATAGAGTCTGCACCAGATTCTTCGGAAAACCGCTTAGATGTCAAATCATCCTGTTTGCGATCACCACAGAGAATAATCTTAGTGTTTTGTCCAATACGAGTTAATACAGTTACCGCATTTTGAAGATTTGTGTTCTGAAACTCATCAAAAATGACAATAGTATCATCAATTGTCTGGCCACGCAAGAACGAAGTTGACTCAAATTGAATGATACCTTTATTCTTCAATGTTTGATATGCATTTGGATTATCAAATAGTTTAGCACAAATTCCAACATAAGGAGTTTCGAATTCTGCCATTTTTTGTTTAGCAGATCCCGGCAAAAATCCGATATCTTTACCTGATTGAGCACTTCTAATAATGATTACTTTTTTATATTTGGTATTTGGTTTATTCAATACTTCATCTAGAGCCAAATATAAGCTGATGAAACTCTTTCCGGTTCCGGGGCACCCATGGAGTATAAGATTTTTATCTTCTCTATAATACTTAAAAGTTAATTTCTGATTATCCGTCATTGGTTTAATGTTTTGAAGTTCAAGTGGCTTTGGTTGAGACTTATGAAGTTGAATTACATTATTGGAATTTCTTTTTGCTTTCCTAGCAGATTTACGCTGACGGCGTGATGGTTGTTCAGTATATTCTTCTACAGTATCAAAGAAGTTCTGTGACTGCATACAGGAGGTTACCTTTTATTAGAAGGGTTAGAGTAATTCTCACTTGCTCCATAATAACAGCGAACTTATGATGTTTTTGTTGATACTCCATGCTTTTTCTGCTGGCGTCTGACTGCATCACGAGACTTGGATGCTCTGATGCCTTTATCACCGTATCTGTCCGCCAAAGGAGAGGTCGGATTAGAACGGGCGATTCTGCCTAGCATGTCATTGAAACCAGCATCAGTCTTGACGCGATCTCCTGTGCCACCTACAATGTTGATTGAAAATACTTGTTGAAGATGTGGATTCTCCGCAAGAAATTGCTTGTGGGAATCATAGGACCAGAACTCTTCCCATTCTTCCTGTGTCTCTGTGTTTTTATATTGATAGACTGGCATCAATACTCCTCTTCATATATCTATTTATCATTCTTCATATATCTATTTATCATTTTCGCCATCTAAAGCCGAAAACCAATTCCTGCATTTTTCTTTGAAACCAGTTTGGAATATGTCCTTCAATAATTGAAACGGTTATTCCGGGAAACATCTCTACTTTCCAGTCAGAATACTTTGGTTGTAGGATTATCGTCGCATCTGGCCAATCAATGGTCATATTAGGTCCAGAGTCTCCTATAGTAGATCCCGAAAAGTCTTGTTCCGTTGTTGATTCGTTTTTGCCACTCATTGTATCCATCCTTATCAAACCCATTTTTGAAAAACTGTGATTCTACATCATCGTTGTCAATAATCTGGGAAAAACTCCATATCACCTCGTCAAGAACCCATTCCCACCGTTTGTGCCAATGTTCATCAGTATCACCATCAACATTGTGCTGTTCAGAACGAATGTGTTCAGGAACATCCTCGTTTGCCACATCAGGAGAACCACACTTACTCTCCCTCAGTTTCAAAAGCATAGGATGAATGATCAATGCCAATGTATGATCCATACTCCATAAATCATAATTGTCAATCTTGATCTTGATCTTGCGATCACGACTATACCACCAACGATTGATAGGAAGAAAGAAATCACTCAACTTATCAAATAAACCAAACACAATCTTATCGTGCCAAGTATATTCTGACTCATCTAGATAATACTTGTCCAGCCAATGTTCGTATTTTCTTTCTAGTCCTCGGATAGGAATCAAGTCGCTCCTGTATGGTGGAATATGAATTTTCATCCTAGAATCAACCCTGTAGTTTGACGAAGATATTGATCTGCAACAGTCTTATCTGTCTTGAATGATACGATAATTGACGACTTGGGAAATTCTAGAGTAATATCTTCTGGCGCTGAAAATGCATAGGGAACAAGACCCAGACCCTGTTGTCCCATCATAAAAGTTACTGGCTTCTTTAGTGCAGTAGTATCACCAACACTTTCCTGATAACGACCAATAATTTCATCACCAGATACCAGCTTGATAGTAATCACATCATTATATTCCATTATAAATCTCCATTAAATAAAATCTTTAAACGTCAATGCTTGTTCTTGAATTGCATCCATATACTTGCCATCATCTTTGATAGACAATTTTGCAAGATGTTTGACTGTAGGAAATGTTTTTTTGATACATTTATTATCTAAAAGTTCAATATGAATCTTTTCTCTACTAACATCTTGTTTCATTCTACATTGAATTGGCCTAATATATGCTTTATCTTGACTGGGAACTAAGGCCCATTGAAAAATCGTTCTCATTTGTCTAGGCGTATATTCTACTCTAAACAAGTTCATTTGTAAATCATTATCTAACTTCTGTGACATATTATCTAACATTTGTTCTGGAGTTTTAGCATTTCTTACGGCTCGTTCGGCCAATTCTTTACGTCTCTCACTAGATTTACGCCACATATCTTGTTTACCCTCAACCCCATATTGAAATCCAGCCCAAGGAAATTCAACTCCATGATTAGTCCTTACTACTGTTTCTGAAGTGGGAACAATTCTTGATGTTGCTTTATATTCACCTTTACCATCATTAGTTTTAGCCGCTTCAACCAAGATAAATTTACTTCTGTTACATATAAAAAGAAATCCA